AGATGTTCTAGGACCCGACCTTTGAGTAGAGGGTAGCCCTGCTGGACAGGTCTAGATGTATTTTGTTTTCTCTTTGAGCCAGTGAGTAGTCTTTTGTGGCTGCCGACTTGAAGAGTTTTTTTTTAGAAAAGAACTTGAAGGTTATTCTGTTCTTTCCCTTTGAGAGCGATAATACATAGATGCTCTGGGTTATTCGTTCGAGGCGTAAGCCTGTATCCACAAATCTGCCCAGATTGTGTGGGGACGGACGGGTCTAACTAATAGTACCCGTTGGGATCTGGTTGGAACAGTTTGCCAGTTTGTGGGATGGAGTGAGAACTTGAGTTCCTTCATAGCATACTTGGCGAAAGTCACCTATAGGGTGAGCGTGTTCCAGATCCAACTTGGGCGGGGTTGCTATATCCGATAGCAGCAACGTAGAGCAAGGAGATCCTGCGTAGTACCAGTGGCTGTATCTGTCTCAATAGGTCAGAAACCAGTTGTCTACACATCATTTCGTCTCAATCCAAGGGGGCGGTTGGCGGAGCTCACAGCCTTGCAAACAAAGTGAACACCGTGCGCGAGAACGCAAAAACTCCTAAACAAAATTCCATCCGAGTGCAGGGTGGTCCTTCTATTACAGTATCGCTGGCAGAAATTACATATATTGCTGGACTGCTGAATAAGAAGATGGATCTGCAAAATTCACTTGCAGATGAAGCAGCCTTAAAAAGGCGACGTGCGAATTGGGAGGATAAGGAGGAGCGTAAGTATCCAGAGAGTGGTCATGTTAACTCTAAGCAAGAGGATTTGCGAAAGAAATACATTGAATCATTTGATGGGTGTGAAATTACTGCCGATGAACAGCGAAGAGTCAATGAAGCTCAAATCGGTGGTGTATGCCCTCCTGTTGAATCCAGGTCTAGCCCTAAACAAGCTAAGACCAGTCCATTTACAACCTATAATCTTTTTGATGAACTGCGATACCGTGATAGGCCTAAGCACCCTAAACATTCGGTTAGCAATCTCAATAAAGTGGTTGAGTCAGTTTCAGCTAACTTAATGGCATCCTTGAGCTGCGAGCCAGAACCACTGGTTGGATCTGTTCTCCCCCTGCAGTATAGGGTTAATCCAGAGATAGAAGCGATGGCTTTACTCATGGGTTTTCAGGAGAATGACAGTCCACAGGTACCACACGCCCCTTTAATGGGGACAGGTCGTGTGGGAGGCGTCACCGACTGTGATTTACGACGACAGAAACGCGCATTGCGCGCTGTTGAGACACAGTGGACGAGTGCAACGCCGTTTGGACCTGAGCTCGATGGTAGAGAGCCGACTCCCTATCTACGCTTAATTGCGGATAAATGGGAACAAGGTTGGCTACTCGAATATCGTGAGCGTCGTCTTGTGCATACTAGTATGACCAAGTACGAATTTCCTTACTTAGATTTCATCGGTAAATGGAATGCTAGTCAGTATTGTGACGGCGCTTATGTGAACCACTTTGGTTTCCACTTTCATGAAGACGATGTGATTGTGGAAGTGCCATCTGGTGTTATCGACGAATTGGGGGTGTTCTGGAATGGACGCCTTCGAACGCAGGAGAATTTTGTATTGAGTGTTACCAAGTGCAAGACATTGCTGTCAGAGGTGGCTATGACCCCTAAGCAATTGTTTGATGCCACACTCTATGCTCCGGCGTTAGCTTTCATCACAAAATGGGACACTCAGCAAAATGTTGCGAGAGTTGTTGATGGGGCTTATGTTAATACACCATGGCATAGCATCACCAAGACACAGAAATCTCTTCGCTCGTGGCGTGGCAAGGCGTTTGCGGGTTGTGTTTTAGTGGGCGTGTCTGTTTTGACTTGGTCAACTTGTTTGTTGATTGGCCGAGCCAAGAGGGCATACCAGAGTGGAACGGCTTCATGGAATACGCGCGAGCCTCTGATTCCGGCACCGCGATTGGTAGGAGTGGAGCCAAATCCTGGACCTGCTAAGCAGGTTGTGCGCAAGCCAGTTAATTGCGCATCTTTGCCGCAACCGAAGGACCTTAAGCCTGGGGCTAAAATTCGGTTGTGTGATGGTGGGCTACGGCTCAAGGTTGCAGATAAAGACCCTTATGATAGGAAGGGCGAGCACGTCCAGATGGCCTTTGACACGGGGCTTTATCGACCGACGTTCTTTGCGAGCAATCAGTGGAATGAGAAACAAGCATTGTTGGCACGTGTGTTGTGTAACACGGTGGAGCCGACTAGTTCTCTCGCTGAGTGTATTGCGTGGTGTAAGGAAAATCACCGTGGGTTGTTTCCACGCATGTTCGCTATTGAATCTGTGCCTTTTGAGACGTATCTGGAGCGTTCTAACGCCTCACCAAGTGTCAAGCGTGTGCTGTTGCAGACGCACCAACGACTGGTATCTGAAGGGATCGATGAGACATCTGTTCTCACTCGGTCAACGTTATATCGTTATACGTACCGGTCCTCGTTTGTCAAATCTGAGAATGATTTGTATACTTCACCAGCAGGCAGAAAAGATAAGGCGCCTCGGCTCATACAAGGAGCGCAGCCTGAATTTATATGCTTGGTGGGGCCGTGGATAATGGCAGTACAGGATGTACTGAAGAGGCGGTGGAATTTGGATAATTTCATTTGCTTTACGAGTGGTGTTTCTGCCGAAGATGCGGCAGCGTTTATCGTAGATGGGGCTGGTCCTTGGCTTGAGGATGATCTCGGCAAGTTTGACAGCTCCATCCGTCGGCCGTGGTGTGAGTACGAGGTGTGGCTTGCTAAACAGTTTGGTGCTAAACAGGCTGTGCTAGACTTGATGCAGGCAAACATTAGTACTCATGGTTCAACGCACCATGGTTGGCGATATAAGTGCGATGGCACGAGGAAGAGTGGTGATCCCTATACCTCATTGATGAATTCAGTTATCAATGGTCTTTCTCATGCTTTCTTGTATGGTCGTTTCACTGGTCGATCGTTAAACCAGATGAGAGGATCTTTGCGTATGCTCGTGCAAGGGGATGATAATTGCATGAGGCATGTGGAGCAAACTCAGTTTCCGTGGCAGCAATCCATGGCTGAGTTAGGGTTTGATTCAGAAGCCCTGTACAGGAATGTTGTGGAGCGCGTTGAATTTTGCTCCAGTCGCATTTATAGGACGAATTTAGGGTATGTGTTTGGGCCGAAACCTGGTAAAGTTTTGGCAAAATATGGGTATATAGTTAACCCTCCCGCAACCGTGGCTCCGGAATCAATGATGAGAGGAGTTGCGTTGGGTTTGCGCGAGATGTGTCACTTTATACCACCCCTACGGTCTTTGGTTGAAAGGACTCTCGAATTGACGGAAGGATTTGAAGCATATAAGATGGCTATTGCCCGCTTTACACCATTCGATCAGAGTCCGATGAAAATTAGAAGGAGACATGAATCCACTGTCGAAACCATGTTGAACTTGCACCTAAATTATGATTGGTGCTATGGTCGTCAGCGAGAGTGGGATAGTCAACTTAAGTTACTGCGGTTTGGTGATGAAATTGCCGGTATACCTGAACTACTGTTCGATCGGGATACAGGTGGTCCGCAGCTAATTTTCGGTGGGTGGGTGGCTAAGGCCCTGCCCGAGGTAGCAGCCTGAGGCTAGTCAGTGATGACATAAAATATCAGTCGTGCACATACACTGTGTGTAATGCAGCTTGAGATAATGGCGGACTCAAACGGTCACAAGCCCGTATAAATGCAGAGTGCACGACGATTTCAATTGGAGTTTGGTACCGCTTACCAGCTGATCTGTGGTTTATCAGTGCGATCTTTAAAATCGCGATTTAGAACCTCACCGTTTGCGTGACCTGCAGCGTGTATGGGATAACAGGACGTGGTCCAACCCCTACTTGTAATGCGGCTTGACTTGGTAGTCTCAAATAAAATCTGTAGTAAAGGTGCGGTGGCCTCGGTAAAAACCCGTGCGAAGAACAACGCAAGAAATAGTTCAACGGTGGTGCCTGCTTGTGCTGAGCAGTGTCATAAAGTCCCTTGGCCAGTGCCAGGGGCGGGGAGTTGTGGTAGTGACTCCCGGTTCGTGCATCAAACGCTGCGTAAGGCGCGGCAGTTTCGAGCGTTGAAGGAACGGCTCGTAGGTATTGAACCAAATCCCGGACCTAAAGGAAAGGGATCTGCCAAGACCCAGAAGCGTGGCAAACGAGCTTCTGGGCCTATTCGTGCCAACAAGAGTTCTTCCCGTGCGAATGCCAAAAGGCGCATGGGAGTCCCAATGTCCATGGGACCAGCTTCTCGTAATAGGCGTGGTGCAACGTCTAGATTACAGAAGTCACTTGTTGTGACAGAGAGTGAATATGTGGGTGATATAACTTTGACCTCGGCAGGTTTTGTTAATACACAATATTCCATCAATCCTGGGGACTCAACGATGTTCCCTTGGTTGTCCTCTATAGCCGCGAATTTCAACAAATATCAGTTCCGCAAGTTGGGCTTCAGGTATGAGCCTATTGCTAGCGGATATGCTACGGCTGGCCAGTCAGGTCATGTCATTTTGTCGGTTAACCCTGATGCCTCTGATGCTGCTCCGGTGGCTCAAGCTCAGGTGTATGATCTTCAAATGAAGTGTGCGCGTATGCCTTGTGATGAGAATGAGCTTTCTCAATTGCAACCTTCTGGAGATGAGTCGTCCAATCGACTATCTTTGGCCGAGCTGAATAAGCAAGACAGTTACTATGTTCGAGTAGGAGCTGCTCCTGCGAATACTGATATTAAGACCTATGATTGTGGAAAGCTCAATGTGTCCACAATAGGTACTGCAACTTCTGGTACGTCCGGAAAATTGTTTGTTGATTATTCGGTTTATTTGCATAGTCCGGTTCTCGTACAACCGGCTTCAGGCGGTGTTTTACACTTCAGTTCTATTACAGGCGTGTCTGCTGATAATTTAGCAGGCATGGCTCTGCAAGCTGGAGGAACACCGGCTCTTGGTGGAATTTCAGCGGCAGGTAATACCATTTCGTTCCCGGCAGGTGTGCCAGGAAATTATTTGGTAGTGTTGACCATAGCAGGTGCTACATCATGTGGTGCCCTATCGGCCAATTCGATCACTGGTGGTACAACTGCCGGACCGAACCTGCTGACTGGATCGGGTGCTCGTGATGCTGTTGGAACTACAGCGTCACTTGCCGGTACGACTACAGCAGCTGCGACGTACATGACTGTGCTGACGCAGTCTGCTGCTGCTGGAACACTCGTAATGGCGCCGGCGACAATTGTTGGGACAGCTTCGGCTGATCTCTTCATTATACTGCTACCATCGGCAGTGTTAACGTTGTCACGCCACTCTGCAGATGAGCGCTTGGGACGGCTTGAGCAGCTGTTCTCACAGGCTCTTCTGCGGCCACGTTGTGCCTCAGTAATCACGGCTGAAGAGCTTAGTGATGATGAGTGCATTACCCCACCATCTGCTGCGCCGCTTAGCAGTAGTACGGTGTTGGATGTGATTGGCGAGTTGATGTCTCGCAAGTCTGGCTCAAATAAGAAGAATTAAGAGCTAGGCGGTTGTGTGTGGAAGTTGGGCACCTCACACTAATATTGTCTTTGTAATGACCCAACACCTTAAGGTTGAGTGTACTATTGCTCGTCTTGCATTGGTGATCGTGCAACACGAGTTCTTTTGCTGTGAGAATACTCCAGCTTTAGTAGCATGAGATCACTTGCGCATACGCTTGCCAGGCGTAGGGTTGCGTAGTAAGCATTGGCTAGGTGCATTGTGGGGGAAGTGCGCTGAATGAAGCAGCGAAACGTATGGCCGAATTAGAGGTCTAGTCGTCGCTGTGGATTAACAAGGTGTCAAGAGACAGATCGGTAGATCTGGGCTCGCCGCTAGGGCACCTTTGCCTAAAATATAAATGTTT